CCCCCCCCCCCCCCCCTCTCATTCGTCATCATGGTCACAATTATAAGTTCTTTCGTTTCAAAAGTTGGCTTGGATTACCAGGCATTGCGATTCGCTATCATTTTGATGATATATGCGCTTGCAGCTACAATTGCTAGCGCTGGCTTTTCCGCCTCACTTGTGTGGGTGGTCCATGAACCTAATGTCATGCTTGCTTTGTTGGCGCTTTTTAACGTCAATTTAGCTTTTATGCTTTGGATCGTGTCATCGCGTTATGAGCCTCCACCGCTGGTGTTTCCAGAATGGGTGGCTCGTCGATTCTTCGACAATGTGCCCTTGTACAACCCTGATGGGTCGCATAAGCACAATTTCGCGCTTTATGCCGGTGCTTCGGAGAGGAAGTTCACTGGTATACCCTACGTCCCGCAGGACTCTGAGCAATTCTATTTTGATGAGTTCATTCGTTCTGCCTCTAAGTGTCAGGAGCTTCAAAGCTCCTTGTCCCAATCGTCCGATGTGGAAGCTGTAGTTGCATTGGCAGCTACAGTCGCCCTCATTGTTCGAGCCCGTTCCCCCTTTGATAGGGTGGGCATTCTTTATCTGTATCTCCGCTCGATAAATGTAAACATGTCTAGAGACGCTGTCTTTAAGCTGTTTCACATTTATTTTGATTTTAAGCCTGGAGCAATTGTTCCAGAATTTCAATCTTCAGCGGGAGTGCGGGATAATGTGAATGCCGCCCGTACCACTTGGAAGTCGATATTGAATAGCGACCTCGCTAAACAGTTGAGAAAAGTAGTGCAGATCGTAGCAAGTTTAAAAGCTTGTAGCGAGAACCCTACCGCTCTCCTGTTTGACGTTGAAGAAGCCACAAAGATGGGAGCCGATCCCAACTTAACTGGCTTGACGCTAATTGATGTCGTTTTGGACGCCTGTGATTGTATCTTGAGTCGTTTGACTGACGCGGTTGAAACCAAATCTGTTTTGTCTCTGTTTTCTTATAATAAGAAGCAGATTGATGTTGAGCAGTTGGTCTCCCGTGTGAAATCATCCGAAAAATTCGCTCTCTTAGGCAACTTTGAGAATACTGTTTATCTGGATAAAGCTGAGTACATAACCGAACTTGACACTTGTATCGTATCCCTTTCGCGGGGGCACGAGCAAGAACAAGATAAGGTTCTACGCCGCT